GAATATACCTTAAATATATCACCGATACCAGAACGTAAGTCAACCTTGCCACCCGCAGCCTTTTTCACTAACCGCAAGTTCGGTTTTGGAGGAGTGGGATCAGGGATCCCTGCGCCAGTAATACCGCTCTGCTGGCTATTGGCATAGTCCATAATAATTCTTTGAGCTTCATCCGGGGAGGTGTCCTTAGTGATACCCAACGATTCACGAAAACGAAGACTTTGTGCTTCGGCTCTCTCACCCGCAGCTTTTGCTTTAGAGGTACTTAGCTCCGCCTCCATCGCACTGCGATTGGCTTGCCCCTGCTGAAAACGATTAAGAGCTTTATCAAAACCAAAATCATCGTTTACATTTTTTGAAATATCACTGAGAACAGAATTCAAGTCCAACGCATCCGGATAGATGTCGTTGAAGTTATCAACATTTTCTCTGAGGGCAGATAGCAAAGCTTCCCCGCGGTCTATACCTTGGTCCCGCGCATACTCAAACGAGTCCTGAACACCAGCGATAAAGTCATCAGAAGTATAGCGAACAGAATCACCACTGCTTGCAAACTCAAGCGACTTGTCGATGTTGACCCCCGCATTTAAACTAAATGCATCCTCAACACCTTTTAACTCCATCTTCAAGCCCTTCAAAGAACGGAGGTCCGAGGACGAAGAAGCTTCCATCTCCTTTTGAAGCTTCTCATACCCCGCAGTCTTTTCCCCAACGATATCGCCCTCAAGAACTTCTTTCTTAGACACAGGTGCGAGGTCCGCGGACCTAGAATCTCCTTGCGCCATTAACTGGGACAAACGTGGAAGATCCTGCGTCCCCGCAGCTTCATTGATAGCCATAACTTCGTCATCGTCTAACACACGGTTAATCTTCATCTGACCGGAAATAAGCCAGTTACCCTGCATGTTCGGATTTGTTTTATAACGGTAGTACCCACCAAAAGGAACTTCATCAGTAATGTGCGCTGTCTTTGGATCGGGTGTACCCTTCTTGGTCAGAACAGCCCTAGAGTCTGCAACACTCTGCCAATCAACATCAGCGGGCATTTCAACCTCGGCCCAAACCTGATTGTCCTCCCTAATGTTAGGCTTCATGCTTCCTTTTACACGCAGCCCTGTCGCTGGATCTACCTTCCCCCCAATATGCGTAGCACTAGGAGTGTCCCCGGCATGAAACCCGGGTCTATACGCTAGATCTCCAAGAGAAGACTTGACCTTACCAGTCTTAGGATTTAACTCCCCGGCCTCCGCTTTAGTCCATTGTCCAATAGGTAAGGGTTTTTTATCACCCATTTTTACAAACAAAGGATGAAGGTTCCCGTCCTTATCCTTCTTAAACATCTTGTAGGCTTTTACAGTAGAGACCGGCTCTTCTCGTTGCGCGGACCCAACGCCCTTCTTCTCGATCCCCGAACCTCGGGTCTTGGTCGCACTTGAAGAACGAAATACTTTAGATATCCCCCCAGCCAAAGCAGCAGCCTCACCCCCGACACCAGCAACACCAGCAACTAAACGACCAACGGTCTCTGCCTGAGACCCGGTGGGGCGCTGATAATCCACGCCGATCGCCTCGCCTAAGTCAGCGTATTTATCTATTAGGTACTCAGAACCAAGAAAAGGCTTGTCAGAAACAGGTACGCCAACTGCGCCCATTGCCATGTTTACAATGTCTACCGGAGCGCCAAGTAAGTCAAAAGGAGAGTAGGTTGCACCACGAGCTATGTCCGTTAACTCTGCGTCACGGGCCTGCTTCTCTTTGGGGGTTAGGTCACGGTAAAGTTTAGCAGCCATTAGTAGTATTCTCTTGCGGTACGGGGTGGATCGTCCTCGAACTCTTCACCATTCAAACTGATAAAGCCGCCCTGACGGAAACGCATCAAGGCCATCGTCATACTATCACAAAAGTCATCATGTTCGCCATTAGGGAATGACGCTACTTCCTCAATAACTTCTTCTGCAAACTTCTCGCCTTCAGGATACCACACCTTACCTGACTCGAATATAGGCGATACGATATGCATCCGAGTTGTTTTATCCATACCCCCGCCGCCACGTTTTCGGCCCGGGCTAAATGTAGCTACAGGGAGGTTCAGTAACCTCATTTCGTCTGCCAAAGGTTGACCAGAAGCTTTCGCCTCAATCAGCATCAGTTCTGGTTCCCAGTATTCGTACTCTTCCTGTGCAATGGCCTTTAGTTCAGGAAAATTCCAGCGGCCCTTCTTGGCATCCATCAATATAAGGTGCTGGTCACCATTACCAAATGGCTGGAATACTCCCCAAGTTGTAATTGCAGAGTAGTCAGCGGTTTCTTTTTTACTATAGGCAGTATCATAAGACTGGATGACGTAGTCCAAATCAGGAATATCATCGTGTTCCCATACCTTCCACCAATCCCGCTTGACCATAGCGGTGGCTTCTGAGGTAGGATTCTGCTGCCACTGAGCATTCCACTTGCCGATAGACAGCGAAGCTTTTACTTTTAGTAATTCGTCTTTTAGCCAGAATTCGGGCCATAATGGTTCCCCCGACGGCATAATTGCAGGGAATTCTACCACCTCCCACTGGTCAGCCATAATGTCTTTCTGCTGTGCTTGCAGTAACCGGCCAGTAATATCCTTCTTTGACCACCGGGTCTGGACAATGATGATGGTTCCCCCCGGCTGCAAACGCTGACGAGGACCCGAAGTGTACCATTCGTAGGCATTATCATACGCTGTGGAGGAAAGAGCGTCCTGCTCCGAGTGCGGATCGTCAATGATAAGCAAGTCGGCACCACGACCAGTCATTGCAGCGCCCACCCCGGCTGCAAAATATTCCCCGCCAGCGCTAGTTTCCCAACGACCCGCTGCTTGGCTGTCCGGTTTCAAGTCCGTGTTGGGAAAGATCTCCCGATAAACAGGGTCAGCAATCAGGTCACGAACCTTTCTACCGAATCTTACAGCAAGTTCAGTATTCATTGTAGCTTGAATAATTTTTAATTTTGGGTTTCTGCCCAAAAACCAAGATGGCATGAGATAGGATGCAAATTCTGATTTAGAATGTCGGGGTGGCATATTGACAATGAGTCTTTTTAACTCCCCCCGGGCAATCTTTTCGAGCTTCTCTGCGATAATTCTATGATGGGTCCCCTCTATAAAACCCTCGTACACATGCTTTGCATACGCCATAAATTTATCTTGGGCCTCGTCACGGGTTGACAGGCGCTTCTGATGCTCTTCCAGTAACAGGATTTCCTTTAGGACTTCCTCTGGCAGCAGGTCAAGATTGGATATCTGATTCATTTCCGAATGATAATACCCTCAAATGAATTTATCAACCCAGCAAAATGCGCCCGTATGTCAAGAGGCTGCCCCCCAAATATAGGGGGTGGGGGGTCGTGCGATCCCGATCCCCATTGCCAACCGTTGCCAGTAACCCCAAAACGCGCGAAAAAAAAGCGCAAATCCAGTGATTATATCGGTTTTGTGTGTTGTCTTATGGGATGATCTGTGATTATAATATGTCATCACAACAACGAAGGGGAATTCGTTATGACTTTAAGAGACCAAATCATCGAGCAGCTAGGCGGTCGCCTGTTTACTGCAACATTCACCAAGCTTGACGGTTCAACCCGCCAAGCATACGGCCAGATCATTGCTGATGATCGCTTGACCGACGACCATCCAAACGTGATCGCCTATATTGATTACTCGATCGCCAAGGAAATGCACGACGCTGGCAAGTCCAACGTCCGCCGCATGAAGCTCGAGGCCGGAACCTATACGATCAAGTCCGGCAAAACTATCATCTCAAACATAGCATAAGGGGACTAAACAATGACTAGAACATTACAAACCATTCTTCATGAAATTGCACTGGCTGATGACAAGGTCGGGCAAGCCTTGGAAATAATCGAGAATGTCTTGCAAGACAACGATCACTGGTGCGAAGACCTAGTGGGCGACATTGAAGATATCAAGGACGATCTGGAAATAATCCAAGGCAAGCTGGTAACAGTCTGGAACCAAGAAGACGACTAGCACAAGGGGGCGGCGGCGGTCGCCCCTACCGTCCGGCAGTGTCGCTGCCGCTGATGAGGCCAAGAGGCCGAAACGGTAAACCAAATAGAAGGGGAATACATTATGAAACCAGCATTCGTTGCACATAGAAGAACAGTCGCCAAGCGTATGACATACGCTTGGGGCATGATGATCATTGCCACTGGCACGTTGGGGCTGGCTGGCCTTGAGTGTCTGTTTATGGATAACATGACCGCCATTGTCGTTGGCATCGGCATGATATCGATCGCCAGCGTTGGCCTGCCTTGGTCTATCCTTGGCTGTTTGTTCAACATTCAAGATATGAATAGGGGGTAATCATGCATACACATTCTTTATTGCTGCACGGCGGCGAACATTTGGGCTTGTTTCACGGTGTTGTCTGGACTGATAGCGACGCGGCCAGTCTCGAGTGTACCAAAGACAAGATCAGCGAATTGCTTGGTGCTTGCTATCAATTGGCCGAAGGCCATTGCGGTGGCAATCGAAAGCAGACCGATGAGCTTGTTGACCGGCTGATTGATAACTGGCAGCGCACCGGATTGGTGGAATAAACAACCAAGGATCGAGTGCCGCGGTGCTCGATCCTCTTTTCTTTTTTTATATTATACAGGGGAACGAGGCCGCAGGCCGCAGGTCGTTGTATATATAAAAAGAGGAATAAGGCCGCAGGCCGCAGGATTTAGGGCTTGTGATATCCACTCATGAAGGGGAAAAAATCATGAAAGCAAAATCGAGTATTATTTATAGAGGCCCATCACAAATAGACGGTTCGCCCATTGTCGTTGTTGCTATTGTTAAAAGCAGTAATAGCAAAACCGGCGACATGGTTCAGACATATATCTTGTGCGATAACGGCCTTGATCCAATGCTAAACAACAAGCTTGGCAACGACTATTCAATCTGCGGCAATTGCAAGCATAGAGGCGAGGCGCAAGACATAGACGCCCCGGGCAAGCATGCCAAAGGCCGCACATGCTACGTTGCGTTATTCCAAGGTGTTCTAAATGTTTGGAAACAGGTTCAGAAAAACGCCTATCCAGTGGCGCAAGGCCATGCGGCAATAGCCTACCTTGGCGCGGGTCGCATGGTTAGGGTCGGCACATATGGCGACGGCGCGGCGGTTCCAAATTATATTTGGGATAGCCTATTGAGCGAGGCCGACGGCCATACAGCCTACAGCCATCAAGACGACCTAGCAGGCGTTGACGTTGACGCAGGCCGTTATATGATCAGCGCCGACACATTAACGCAGGCCATGCAAGCTTGGAAAGACAGCAAGCGCACATTCCGCGTCATTAATGACGTTGAAGAGGTCGTAAAAGGATCAGAGGTTCTATGCCCTGCCAGCAAAGAAGCAGGTCGGCGGGCAACGTGCGACACATGCAAGCTTTGCGCGGGCGCTTCGATCAAAGCTAAATCAATTGCAATCGTTCTTCACTAGGGTTTCCCCTGATACCCTGCCATCCGATAGGATGGCAGGGTATTTTCTTTTGCCTATATCATAGGATCGAGGACGCAGGCCGCAGGATCGAGGCCGCAGGTCGCAGGCCGCAGGTCATCGAGCCCCGAACCACCGATCTAGGGCGCAGGATCGCAACGCCAAGGGCGCAGATCGTATATCACCACACCATAAGGCCGCAGGTCGCAGGTCATCGATCCTCGAACCTTGCAACTCGACCGCAAAACCACCGTCAAATAATAATACATCGCCCTCAGAGGGGCAGTGTAATAGGAAAAAACTTACGCCATTACATCTAGTATGCGAGAGATGCCATGCAATCTGTGACTTTGATAGGGCAACTCGTCCGGCTTTAATTATTTTTAACTCACACCAAATTGGCACACCATCTATGCACACATAAACGTCAGGCATCCCCTCCCCTGTCCGATTTTCCACCCGCTGGAAGTGGCTCTTCTTCGGTAAATTCTGCTTCAACGATGTCCACAGTGACCGCTCTGTCTTTGGCATCTTCAACCCTCTTCATCTCTGGCTCTGGGAAAGCATTCGGATATTCTTTGCGGATGGCAGACAGCCGCGCCACGATATCTTCACGCGACATATTATCTAGCTGGTGAACGTGCGTTGACTCCCGCCGATCGATGGTCAGGCCACCAAGGCTCGAGCGTATCTTCTCAGCATTGATGGCGGCAGAGAATTGACCAGCCTCTTCAGCGGATCGAGACAGTTCATCAAACCGCTTCAACTGATTCATCAGGGTCACGCCGTATTTACGTTCTCGCGCCTCGCGTAGTTCTTTTATCAGTTCGGGTACGTCAGGGAATGATCGACCATCGAGCAGCTTGGCTGCATGCTGGGCTGCGCTGCCGTCAGCATAGCCAGCCTTTCTGGCGCATTCAGCATTCGACCACCGTCCATCGACATAAAACTTTGCAAACTCTCGCTGCCTTTGGGTCAGTCCAGCAGGTCTGCCGCCCTTGTTCTTGGGCAAACTATCGTCAGTGTCCATAGTGTTTTTTTTGCCTTTCTGTTTTTTAAAACCGAAAAAATCTTCTCGCGTAGGGCAATAGCACCTGTAAAGTGTAACAACGTGTCACAAGTGTAACAGCTACAACTGTTACTGGATAAGGGTTTGTTACGCTGTTACGTTTGTTACGCCTATTTTCAATTTTTTTATTTTTTTCTGACAACCCGTAGAAAACATTATATGCCCCTGCATTTTGTGCTTTGACTATATGGGATTTATCTGATACGGTTCTCCTATACAGTCACCTAACTATATAGGTGCAAGGTTCGAGGTTCAAGGGGCAACGACATGGAAACAAAGGTTTACACCGTAGGACTACGCAAGCCGACAC